TGCTTCTTTGTTTTCTTCGGTTTCCTCGGCCTTTTCTTCGGTGGCTTCCTCGGTGGAATCGGTGTCCCCGTCCACATTCTGGAAGTAATTGGGATTAGCTTTAAGGGTTGCCGCCGGGACGTCGTACTCAACGCCGGCTTCATAGGCCAACCCGGTCGCTCCATTGGTAAAGTTCTGGATGCAAAGTTTCTTTGCCATAATTTCCTCCAAAGTTGGGCGCGGGACCGTAGCCCCGCCCCCTTATAGTGTTATTTCGTCCAGGGTCCTGATAAATACGGGCGATTGATCCCCCTCATATTGGCCAGCCATGTTGTAATTGAACCATTCCCAGGCATCATCAAAACCCATGTCACGGCCTAACACTTGGATAATTTTGTCGATATCGTAAACCGCTGAAAAGACGCCCCCGTCCTGGCTATCTGTCACCCCTATAAAAGCGGCGTCCAGGCCATCCAGAAGAACCATCCCTTCAAAGCGTTCATCACTTAATTGTTCGGCTATTGATACCAATTAAACCCCTCGCCCCATCATATTATTAAGCGGCTCGTGGGATCTTGAACGCCTCGGCCAAGCCGACTTGTCCATCACCCCGGCGGGTTGCGAAGAACCCGACCTGGTCATTGCCCATGTAGAGGTCGTCATTTCTGCGGATCGTGAACCCTACACGGTCAAAGATGTAATACTGTTTGAAATCGCCGAAAATGGCGATCTTTTCGGTGGATGTGATATTGCCACCCAGGCCACTCGTTACATCGGTTAGGACGTTCGGCTTGCCGAGGATGAAGTCGGCCGGTGCAGCGGTTAGACTTGGGATGCTATGAACGCCAGCGGCGGTTATAGCGATTGAATTGACCAGTGCCGCTATGGAAGATTTCATCACCCACGAAGCATTGGCCCGGTGCTGGGCATTTAGGGCGTAGTAGGTCCCAATCAGGTCAGCGCCCACAACCGAAGTCGCGTTGGCCATCGTGTAGAAAGCCACCGACGCGTTGGACATGATACCGGCGTATTGGGTCGTATCATTCCCCGAGATAATTCCGGTGTCCTCAAACTGCCCGGCGGCTTCCTGGAATATCTGCGAAAGCAGTGCCGGAAGGTTGATGGCCGAGTCGTCCAATAATTCCCGGCTGACCTTGACAAGCCCGCCGGATTTCTCGATGGAAAAAGTCACCTGGCCCACGGTTGGCGTGGACTCGCTTGGTGCTGCTTCTTCCGCTATTGCTGCCCAGGTCGCGCTGCCCATCGTGGGTATATACCCATCCTTGGATGCTACCCGGATAACGTTGCAGAGCGGGCGCAGCTGGGACCCCGGAACTCCTGGGTCATGGACTACCTGATTGATGAATTGCTCCGGGACGAAAAACCCGCCTTCGTTGTCAGTATCTTCTTGCATTGCCTTCCGTTCGTTGGGGTCGGCCTTATTCCAGAAATCATGTTCAGTTGGTGCCGTCATCCATTTAAGGAATGTGTCGGTCATAAAACGGGCTTCGTCCTTAAGGTTGCTTCCCATTTGCTCCTGGACCCACAACGGCTGTGCCATTGCTGGAAGTCCCTTGATAAAGGACGCCGGTTTATAATCGCTCTTGATTCGGGCAGTCGTGTCTTGCTGGTCATAGATTGCCACGTCTTTCGATGTGACCGGAATGGTGTTGACCGGTTGGCTATATTCACCCTGTAGCTTCCGGACCTGGGACGCGGCTGCGTCCAGCTGTTCGGCCTTTATCATTAACGCCTTGGAATCTTCAACCATTCTGGTGGCGGCTTCAACGTCTTCTGCGTCTACCGCAACGGCTGCCTGGGCTGCCAAATTGACAGCTTCTTCCCGTAATTCTTTACTACTCAAAATGTACCTTCCTATTATTTTATTTTTTCTAGTTCAATGCGTAGCTCCAAAAGGCGAAGCTGGGCCTTTACCGTGTCCAGGGCGTCATTGTCTGACGTGCTAGAGGCAGTTGGCGCTTCGTATTCTGAATCCTCGCCGGTTGCTGGCTCGAATTTAATCCCGTCGTGATCGGAGCAATAGCCACGGGCTTCCGCTTCCGACCATTCGGACGTGGGCATCCGGTAACTCTGGATGTCCCATTCGTCGGTTCCTTTTTCCTGGCCGTAAATCACGCGGATGGTTTTGCCATCGGCTTCTTCTTCTCTATTTCTGAAGATTTCAAAATCACCAGGTTCCCGCATGCGGCAGGCGTGTTCGTTGGGATATGGCTTTTCCTCGGCGGCCATGTCCGCTGACTTGGCTGCAATGGTTCCCGTTGCTGGTGACGCGCCCCGAATAACGCTGGACACTTCCACCCAATCAAGGGCCATAATGCGCCGTATGGCCTTCTGACCGCCCCGGTCATATACCACTGCGTCGGCGCTCGGTATGTTGAAACCCACCGACCATTCCCGAACAAATCCCCCCGCGATATTGCTAAAGGCTTCACGGCCGCCTTGGGTTTCAAGGTTCATTTGCATCCTGGCGAATAGCTTGTATTCATCCCCTGCTATATGGTGGGGATGGGCTTCGAGTACCTTGCCAACGATTGAACCGTGGTCATGCCCAGCTAATACCGGAATATGTATCGGTTCCACCAGTGAGCTATTGAAGGCGTTGGGGTCTATGACATCCCCGTCATAATCCCGAACCCCCATAGTGTTGACGTATGCTTCTACTATTCCGAGTCTTTCATCCAGGACTTTCGCGTCCGATATAATAAATTTCTTATCCATAGTTCCCCCTGTTAAAGTGTCCCGGCTGGCGGTTGGTAATCCCTGGGCATTGGTATCCAGTTCAATGTCCCGTTCGGGTGATCGTCAACATTCATGGCAGAATTGACCGTGTAGACCTGGCCGTTCCGCTGGCTGCAGGTGTACCCGTAGGGATCGCCGGGCGGGATGTAATTATCGTCATCGTCCCCACCGTCATCAGCCATCACAAATTCAAACCCTTGTTCCTTATAGAACCCCACGCTGGTCATGTTCTGCGCCTGCATTACCTCGGTCCGCGCTATCATGCGGGAACGGGCTTCGGTTTCGGTTAACAGTGAACGCAGCCCTGGGAACCTTTCATCAGGAACCCCACGGGCTAATTGTTCGATTGAGTAACCCCGTTCAAGGGCAGTCTGTACCGCTTGCTTGACGTTCTTGTTCGTTGTGAAGTGGATATAGGTGGCCTGCTGCTGCGCCCGGTCTATTACCCGCCTAACCAGTGGCAGCTTTTCCGACCAGTCCAGGGTTCCAGCGACACCGGAAGCGTTCATCCGGTCGAATGTTTTCTGGCTTACCCTGACCAGGGCGCCCCGTACAATCTCGGCTAATATGTTGATTTCAGTGGTAGGCACCAGGTCATCAGTTTCAAATGGATAATCCTTTTCATTACTGACGCCCCGTTCCATTGAACGGCCGAGGATCCCATCAATTCGGTTGCGTATTCCCCGAAAGTGTTTCTGTATCTGCGGCGTCATCCGGTCGGTTTCAGCTTCTCGGTCCTGTATCAAGTCACGGCTTAAAGAACGCGCTCGGTTTGCTACCCGTGGCGCTTTTGATAATGGCTCCAGTACTACCGTCGGGGTCTTGTATGTCCCAATAGCCAGCGCTTCTTCTACAGCTGGCGCACCAACGGCCACCGGTGCAGATTCACCCACTGGCAATTCAAAAGTGGCAGTTCCCACCAGCCTGACATCACCACCCGCGATGCTATCAATCCCCAGAGCGGTCCGCGCTTCGTTCAGTGAGATAATCCCCGCCTGGTATTGGGCCGTTACCTGCTGGGTTTCGCCCATCTTGTCATCAAGGCCCGAGCGCATTGCAGCCCAATCGACCGTGATGGTTTCGTTGTTGCGGTATTCACTGGCCAGGTTATAGTTGAGGAAGCGCAGGATATCATCCACCAGCGGCTCCAGGGTGTCGGTATGAAAGGATAATTTGGCTTCCTTGTAGTTGCTATACGTGGCGCGCTGAAGTCCTACATTCGCCCCAGCGATAATGGCTGGCACGTTAAAAACGGCGCAAATCTTGGATTCGGTGTCGTTGTGAATTCCCGTCATGTCCATATCTTTGGGCGCTGATGATAACGTCTGGTATTCGGCGTCGTCGTCCAGGATGGCCACGTTGTGCTGGTTGTTTGGCCCCCCGAACTTACTGCGCCACGAATTCCGAACGGCGGCAGCTTCCTCGCTGCTGGTTATGCGTCTTTTAAGTTTCAGTAAACCAGAAGGAACACCGGCGTTCTGAAAAAAGTTCTTGGCAAAATCAGTCAGGGATAAATCAAGGTTTACAATCCGCGCCAATACCTGCAAGGGTGATAAACCATACACGTCACCCGATGGGTTTGGCAGCGCCATATGGCACATATCAGCTGGGTCGATATAGTGGTCTTTACCGTCCACGGTATAAACGAAACCATCGGCGCCGTAATCCCCTGCAATAATCCGAATTCGATCCGGGCGCAGCAGATACATGGCCATGACCTGGTTGCCTCGGCTGCGTTCTTTCAGCACGTAGGCATTACCCGCAACTTGCAAATAAGTCACCAATAGTTTGATAAAAGCGTTCCAATCCTGGCGGCGGTTGGGCCTGGTTATCAGGTTGTATAAATCCCCACGGTCAACCCGTACGGATCCCCCATCAGTGGACGGGGCTTGCACGTAGTAAGTTGCCGAAGCTGCACCATTGGCCAGTTCGCGAATACAAGCGTGGACAATGGGGTTCTTGGCGTAGCCTTCGGATGCAAGGTTGAGGTAGGAAGTGTTAGGGTATGCAGCTTGGCCCGCCCCCATGTGCATGGGAACCGTGGCAGCTACTTCGGTATTTGCCGGTTGCTTGGTTCTGAACCGATCCAATAAACCCAAAATAAAAGACCTCCACGGATTCGGGCGGTTGCCCTGGACACATTCCGCAAAGGTCACTTCCCCGGATTAAAGCATGGGGAATTTTAATTGTCAATATTCCACGGTTTATAGGGCTCCAGCTTTCCACGCCATTGGCTGCTGGTATGCATCAGCCCATCAATAAAGGTGTACCGGCACCAGCTATCGCCCGAGCGGATTTCAAACATTACCCCAGGCATGGCCATCGCCGACTTGATCGCCCAATACCGGGCGCGTTGTCGTGCCGTGTTATTCATAATGGCTTCGGGAATAACGGCTGGGCATAACCAGCCCATTGTTGCGGTCTTGATAATATGCAGATTCGTCCTTTTGTTTCATGCTCGGGGACACGGGCTCCAATACAAAAAGCGGCGCCTGGATGTCAGTGCGCCAATGGTTGAGGTCACGCCCCCGACGTTTGCCGCCCTGGGATATTTTCGTGCAATAAAACCCGATAGTTTCCCAAAATATATTGGCTTCACTATTGGACCCACAACGCAAGCGGATCCCCAAAGCATGGCCAGCGCGACACCGTGCGATCAGTTCCCGAACCATTCCCCAGCCAAGTTCCCGCCGCCTGGCAGAATAATCAACACACGCCTGATTGATAACCGTATCGTATCCAGACCGAATGGGACCGTGCCACAAATACCCAGCACATTCCCCGTTTTCTTCGCACGTAATTATTCGGGCTTTATCCATTGCCAGTTCCAACGCCGCTAATGGATAGAACGCGAGATCGTCAGCGTTTCGGTGCTGCAAATGGTCAATATATTTAATCAGTGTCATCAGCATCCACCGCAATTAAATTTCCATCTTCATCTTCGATAATGACAATCTCAATAAACCCATCCCAATCACCTGGTGGGGCTTGCTCATCTGGTTGTCGTGCCGTGTTATTCCGCGACATCGGCAGCTTCCACCATCGTGGTAAATTTCTTCCATAACTGGTTCAGGTAATGACGGTTCTTTCTGATGGCCTTGGCTTCGATCTGGGCAACCCTGGTCCCCGATATTCCACCCAATTCGGCGCCGATTTCCTTCAGTGTGTGGGGCTTGGTTGTCCATGCTTTCTGGTGGGTGTTTTGGTGTAACATCTCTGCAACCGTAATCGGAAGGCGCCAGTGGAAATCTTCGCGCGGGAACCCTGATATTGATCTGGTCACGGTCACTTGCACCGGTTGGGTAAATGGATCAATAAATCCACCCTCGGCATCGGTGTCCTGGCGCATTGCCATTCTTTCCTCGCGTGTGGGCCGTACCCAGAAAGCGTTGGTATTTGATGGTGTCATCCACTCAGTAAACGTGTGCGCGGGGATAAGTTCCCAGCATTTTTCACATTCTCGGATGCTGCAATAATCCCACCCATACCTTAAAAGCAGCACACGCCTTTCCCGGTCGTTTAACCTGGGCGAATAGTGCTTCGCCATGAACGGTGTTTTCATTGCCCACACGGACAAGTCCGTCAGTTGGTCACTTGTTAAATTTTCAGCCATTTCATCCTTCCCCTTATTCCGCTTCGTTCCTGGTCTTGCACCTGTAACACACAATAACCGTCCCCTTCGCGGCTTGTTCTGCCAGGAGCTTATTGCAGTTCCTGCACCGCAATTCCTTGGTCATTACCACAATCCCCGCCCCGGTGTTGGCACGTAGCACATAGCCAGCGCATCAGCATCGTCAGGGCTGCCACCCGTTGAACGCTTTTTATAATCTTCTTTCGATTCCAGCTTGATTCGCCGATCACCTTGCAGGGTGTACCGACGGCTTGATAGCTGGGCCACCACTGCCTGGTTATCGTCCAGGTCAATCTGCCCATCCCGGAAAACCTGCCCCAACTCCATCCACGCTTCAGCTATTGCGTTGACGTATCGGTCCGACCGTTGGGCCTTGGCGCCACCATTGAAAGCCACTATCTGGACGCGGGATCCCGAAAGTTCTTCACGTAGTCGGTCGGTAACACCACCACCGAGCCCCGTGTCATCCACCACAATGGTGTCAACGTCCGGGTCATCTTCGGCCAATGCCTGAAGCTTTCCCGCTACCTGCTGGGTGTCCCTTCCCTGGGTACGCCATACCAATCGACAGACGTTTCCCTGGCGTCGATATACAACCGTCGAATCTGCGCCGAATCTTGCAACGTCCACGGCCAGGGTTGCGGGTCCGGTTGGTTCCAGCTGGCGGTCTACTGCTTGCATTAACAACGTCCTGGGAACAATGGCATCCTCAAGGTTGTCAGGAAACCGGCCCAGGATTGACGCGATATACATGGCCGATTCTTCGCCCCATTCCCGCTTGCGTTCTTCGATCTGCTGCACCCCTACCATGCCGGGGATCAGGTCCATCCCAGCCTTGACGTTGGGCGTATCAAAGGCGCTGATTTCAATCGTTTTGTATAGATCCCCGAGCCCGTGGAAGGCATCGAAGAATTCCCCACCGGTGGCAAATGCGTTGCCGGTCAATAAC